CTCTTGGGTTAATGATGAATTAACTTGGGAAGACGTATACTCTAAAAAACCAACAGAATACCTTGAAGCTCTAGCAAGAGGTGAAACCCCAAGATGGGATTCAGACGCTGGTAAATACATTTATGGTGATTCATCAGAGGCTGAAGTAACAATTGGTGGAAACAAAAAAGAAGAAAAAGTTGTTGACCCACAAGCAAACGATGACGTTGATGACGAACTACCATTCTAATTTAACAAGTATAAATATGGGTACTATGTGCCCATATTTTTTATTATTTAACAATTAAAAAAACAAAAAACATTATGGCAATTAAAAAGAACGACTTTTCTTCTATAAAGAAGAAGTTCTCTGCTGATGCAAAATATAAACAACAAAAATATTTTGATTTAGGTGAAACTTTTCTTGACGCTACAGGATTACCAGGACCTGCAATTGGACATATAAATATGTTTTTAGGTCACTCAGATACTGGAAAAACAACAGCACTTGTTAAAGCGGCAGTTGATGCACAAAAAAAGGGAACACTACCTGTTTTTATTATTACAGAACAAAAATGGTCTTTTGATCACGCTAAGTTAATGGGGTTTGAATGTGAAGAAGTTGTTGATGAAGAAACCGGAGAACTTGATTGGGATGGATTCTTTATCTTTAACAATAATTTTGACTATATTGAACAAATCACAGAATACATTAATGATATGCTAGACGCACAAGAAAAGGGTGATTTAGATTATAATTTATTATTTTTGTGGGATTCAGTTGGTTCAGTACCATGTAAAATGACTTATGAAGGTAAGGGCGGGAAACAACATAACGCATCAGTTTTAGCAGATAAAATTGGTATGGGGATTAACCAAAGGATTTCTGGGTCTAGAAAAACTAGTTCTAAATATGAAAACACTTTGGTTATTGTAAACCAACCTTGGGTTGAGTTACCAGATAATCCATTTGGACAACCAAAAATTAAAGCAAAAGGTGGTGAAGCAATTTGGTTAAATTCATCCTTAGTATTTTTATTTGGAAATCAAAAAGGAGCTGGAACAACTAAAATAACCGCAATTAAAGATAAAAGAAAAGTTAAATTTGCAACTAGAACTAAAGTATCTGTTATGAAAAACCATATCAATGGACTTGGATTTGAAGATGGTAAAATAATTGTAACACCACATGGGTTCTTAGCTGGTAAAGATGCAACAGAAGAGAAAAGGTCTATTGAGACGTATAAAACAGAACAAGCCGAATATTGGAAAACAATAATTGGTGTTGAAGGTGAATTTGATTTAAAAGACGAAGTATATGAGCAAGACTAAATTAAGAGTAGTTTCATTATTTTCAGGATATGGAACACAAGAATTGGCACTAAAGTACATTGGGGTAGATTATGAAAATGTCGCAAATTGCGATATATTAAATAATGCAAATGAGTGTTATAATGTATTACACACCACAACAAATGGTAATCTAGGAGACGTTTCAAAAGTAGATGAAACAACTTTTCCAGACTGTGATCTTTTAACATATTCATTTCCTTGTCAGGACATATCGATATCCGGAGTACAAAGAGGAATTCAACAAGGAACAAGAAGTGGGTTATTATTTGAAGTTGAAAGAATTTTAAGCGTTAATAAACCAAAATATCTTTTAATGGAAAATGTAAAAAACTTAGTTTCACACAACCATATTGACAACTTTAAAAACCATATTGAATACCTAAAGACATTAGGTTATAGTTCGTATTGGAGAGTTTTAAATGGTGCTGATTTTGGTTGCCCACAGAATAGAGAAAGAGTTTTTATGATGTCAGTATTAGATAGTGATTTTGAAGATGTTAAACAAAAAATGTTAAATGTTGACAATTATAAAAAAACTAGAGTACCAATGAGACCATACATTGAAGAAAACTTTGATGAGTCACTACTAATTGAATGTCCATATACAATGAACACACCAAAGAAAAGTAGTGTATGTAAACTAATAGCAAGACGTGATGATGTTCGATATGATCAAGCTAGAAGAATTTATTCAGTTGATGGGTGCTCACCTTGTCTCACAACTAGTGGTTCGCCACAAATTATGACAGAGGACGGTAGAGTTAGAAACATCACAGCTAGAGAAGGTTATAGATTTATGGGTGTTAGAGAAGATGATATTGATTTACTTTTAACAACATCATTATCCACAAAAGCACACGTAGCATTAGCCGGAAACTCAATTTGTGTCCCTGTTATGGAGGCTATATTTTCAGAGTTCTTTGTAAATTACTTTTTACAAAAAGAACCAGTTTTGTCAAATGTATTTAACATTAACGACTAATGACCAAAACACTTTTAGTTGATGGTAACAACCTATTAAAAATTGGTTTTCATGGGGTTAAAGACTTTTTTAACAAAGGAGAACACGTTGGGGGTATTTGGCATTTTTTAAATACTCTTAGACGATTTTTAGAGGAAAGTAATTACACTAAAGTGGTCGTATTTTGGGACAGTGAGACATCTTCTTTAGAAAGAAGACGAATATACCCAAAGTACAAGTTAAATCGAAAAACAGTAAAGAAAGAAGAGTTTAAGGATGAGTCATTTTTAAAACAAAAACAAAGAGTCAAACAATATCTTGAAGAAATGTTTGTTAGACAACTTGAAATTGAAAAATCTGAAGCCGATGACTTAATTGCATATTACTGTCAAATATCAGAAGACGAAGAAAAAACAATCTTCTCTTCTGATAGAGATTTAACACAATTAATCTCGGAAAAAGTATCAATATATTCACCACAACAAAAAAAGTATTTTAAAAATGGAGATAACATTAAGATTTACAAAAGGGAAATCCCACATTATAATGTTAAAACCTATAAAATATTAACAGGTGATAGTTCAGATAATATTGATGGTATTTTTTATTTAGGTGAAGAAACTTTTATAAAATTATTTCCAGAAATACTTGAAACTGAAATAAAATATACCGATATTTTAACCAAAGCAGAAAACCTTTTAAAAGAACAAAAAAGTAGTGTTGCACTACAAAATCTTTTAAGTGGTAAAACAAAAGAGGGGGTATTTGGAGACGAGTTTTTTGTCATAAATAAGAAACTAGTTGACTTATCAGAACCATTAATAACAGAGGAAGGGAAGGAACTTGTTAAGTTATATTACTCAGAGTCTTTGGATCCAGATGGAAGAGGACATAGAAACTTAATTCGAATGATGATGGAAGACGGACTCTTTAAATACCTACCTAAAAACGATGAAGCTTGGGTTTATTTTTTAAAACCATTTTTAAAGCTATCACGAAAAGAAAAAACAAAATTTAGAAATAGAAAAAACCAAAGAAATGAAAGAAAATAATAATTTGACCAAATTAGAATTTTTATTAACATGTAACGAAAACATAGTAGTACAAAGATTCTTTAATGTTAGAAATTTTAACAAAAACGCTAACAAATCTATTGAACTTTATGACTATGTTAGAAGTTTATGTGACGATTTAGAGTATGATTTAAAAATGAGATCGGTTGTCTATATGTTAGACAATGAATATGAAATTATACAAAATCCAGAAGTTTTAAACACATCATATACTGATGAAGATGAAGTATTTAACGTTTTTATTAAGGCCGATAATATGACAATTTGTCATAGAGCATTTAATGCAAAACTATACCCACCAAAGGTTAGATATACCGTAGACCTACGCCCAAAACTAAAAGACATACTTGGGAATCTAACTGACATTTTTTCAGGTAAAAAATTTAATTATTTTTATCCAGAATTTAATTAAAATCTATAGTATTTATCATTACTAACACTTATAAAATTATATGGCGACTACTAAAAACTTCGAATACCTAGGAAACAATTTTCAAATACAATTACTTAATCAAATTATCGTAGACAAAGACTTTTCCAGATCAATCATTGATGTTATTGAGAACAATTATTTTGAAAACAAATACTTCAAAATAATTATGCAAATGATAAAAGAGTATTATATAAAATATAATCACACACCATCATTTGATACACTAGAACAAGTAACAAAATCTGAGTTACAACAGCAAATCGCGGCTAAAGTGGTACTTGACACAATCAAGAAAATACAAGAAGCACCAATTGATGGGGTTGATTTTGTACAAGAAAAAGCACTTAAGTTTTGTAAACAACAGGAGTTACAAAAAGTAATGACAAGAGCTCAAAAAATCATTGATGGTGGGGAATTTGAAAACTACGACACACTAGAAGAAATGGTAAGAGAAGCCCTTCTAGTTGGGTCAAAAGACACAACAATGTTAGATGTCTTTTCAAACTTAGATCAAGTACTTGAGGATGATTATAGACACCCAATACCAATGGGAATTCCTGGGATTGATAGATTGTTAAAAGGTGGTTTAGCCAAAGGGGAAATTGGTGTTATTTTAGCACCAACAGGAGTAGGAAAGTCAACAGTATTAACCAAGATTTCAAATCACGCATTTAATTTAGGGTTTAATGTACTTCAAGTATTTTTTGAGGACAACCCAAAGGTGATTCAAAGGAAACATTTTACACTATGGACAAAGATTCATCCAGACGAGTTATCAGAAAAGAAAGATGAGGTTATGAATAGTGTAAATGAAATCAAAAATACTATGAATAATGAGTTAATACTAAAGAAGTTACCATCTGATACAAAAACAATGTTACAGATTAAAAATGAGATTAGAAAGATTATCGCAGATGGTACAAAAATTGACATGGTAGTGTTAGATTATATCGATTGTATCGTTCCAGACAAGAATTTAGGGGATGAGTGGAAGAGTGAGGGTTCTGTTATGAGAGCGTTTGAAGCGATGTGTCATGAAATGAATATTGTAGGATGGACAGCAACACAAGGTAATAGATCATCAATTTCATCAGATGTTGTTACAACAGACCAAATGGGTGGGTCAATTAAAAAAGCTCAAGTAGGTCACGTTATCATATCTGTTGCAAAATCACTACAACAAAAAGAAATGAAGTTAGCCACAATAGCAATTACCAAATCTAGAATTGGAGATGATGGTGTGGTTTTTGAAAATTGCAAATTCGACAACGCTATGCTAGAAATAGACACCGAAAGCACCACAACATTCTTAGGTCTTGAAGAACAAAAAGAAGAACGTCAAAGACAAAGAGTTAAAGACTTGATGGAAAAAAGAAAACAAAGAGAAGAAACTAAAAAAAATTAAAATAAATTATTTAAATTTTTAAAATTATGGATATTTCACAAAAAATATTAAGTGACGTAACTGTCTACATGAAGTACGCTAAATACATCCCAGAATTAAGCAGAAGAGAAACTTGGGAAGAATTAGTAACAAGAAATAAAGAAATGCACCAAAAAAAGTACCCACAAATTAAAGGGGAAATTGAAGAAGTGTATCAAATGGTATATGATAAAAAAATATTACCATCTATGAGGTCTTTACAGTTTGGTGGTAAACCAATCGAGATTTCACCAAATAGAGTTTATAATTGTGCATATATGCCAATCGATCATACAGACGCCTTTGCTGAGACAATGTTCTTACTTTTAGGTGGAACTGGTGTTGGGTTTTCAGTACAAAAACATCACGTAGATAAACTACCTGAAATTAGAAAACCAAACCCAAAAAGAACTAGAAGATATTTAATCGGGGACTCAATTGAAGGTTGGGCAGACGCAGTTAAAGTATTAATTGAATCATACCTTGGAACAAAAGCGTCAACACCGGTTTTTGACTACTCAGATATTCGTCAAAAAGGAGCCCTTTTAGTAACATCTGGTGGTAAAGCACCAGGACCACAACCACTAAAAGATTGCATTCACCACATTACAAAAGTATTGGACGCAAAACAAGATGGTGACAAATTGTCACCCATTGAAACTCACGATATTGTATGTCATATTGCAGACGCAGTACTAGCCGGAGGTATTCGTAGAGCGGCCCTTATATCATTATTCTCAGCAGATGATGATGAAATGATTTCTTGTAAATCAGGAAATTGGTGGGAGAAAAACCCACAAAGAGGTAGAGCCAATAATTCTGCAGTTCTTTTAAGACACAAAGTAACACAAGAATACTTTATGGATCTTTGGAAAAGAATTGAATTATCTGGAGCAGGTGAACCAGGAATCTATTTATCAAATGATAAAGACTGGGGAACAAATCCTTGTTGTGAGATTGCACTTAGACCATATCAGTTCTGTAACTTGTGTGAAGTAAATGCGTCAGATATCGAATCACAAGAAGATTTTGAAAATAGAGTTAAAGGGGCTGCATTTATTGGAACATTACAAGCAGGATATACGGACTTCCACTATCTAAGAGACGTATGGAAAAGAACGACTGAAAAAGACGCACTTATTGGTGTAGGAATGACAGGGATTGGATCTGGCGTTGTATTGGGTTATGATATGAAAGCAGCAGCTAAAGCGGTTAAAGAAGAAAATGAAAGAGTTGCAGAACTAATTGGAATTAATAAAGCCGCTAGAACTACAACTGTTAAACCATCTGGAACTTCATCACTTGTATTAGGAACTTCATCAGGTATTCACGCTTGGCACAATGACTATTACTTAAGAAGAATTAGAGTTGGAAAGAATGAAGCAATCTATTCATACTTAGCAATTAACCACCCAGAACTAGTTGAAGATGAGTTTTTTAGACCTCACGACACCGCGGTAATTACTATACCTCAGAAAGCACCAGAAGGGTCAATTTTAAGATATGAATCAGTATTCCAAATGTTAGAAAGAGTTAAAAAAGTATCACAAGAATGGATCAGATCTGGACATAGGTCAGGACAAAACACACACAATGTGTCAGCAACAATCTCAATCAAACAAGAGGAGTGGGACTTAGTTGGTGATTGGATGTGGAAAAACAGAAAATTCTATAATGGATTATCAGTACTACCATACTCAGACCACACATATACTCAAGCACCATTTGAAGATTGTGATTCTGAAACATTTGACAAACTATTGTCAACCCTAAAAAATGTTGATTTAACAAAGATTGTTGAATTACAAGATAATACAGACCTTAGAGGTGAGGCAGCATGTGCTGGTGGAGCTTGTGAAATTGTATAAGTTATGACAGTTAGTGCATCAAA